AGAGCAATCAGTGCAACAATTAAATATTCTTGAAATACCTCATAAGAATGAAGAAATACTATCTACTTGTCTACTGTCTAGGTCTAGTTTCGCTTTTCTTCGTGTCTGAAGTATACCTCTTGAATCAAGTGGATAATAGTGTCCAGTTGAGAAAGATCCAAGATAGATACAAAGTGGATGATCCAGAAGACCTCGTTGAAGAAGAGGATAACATAATAACTGAAATTATTGAGCCTAGACAGAAGAAATTGTCCCGGATTCTTAGAAATGATGAAGTCACAACACAATCATCTGTCTCTGAACTAAGCTGTGATATCTTTGAGAAAAGGCATTGCATGATTAAAGGTGTGAGTGACTTTAATGCCCATTACCAGATTGACAATGGTAATGAGATAATCTCCTGCATCAGCAACTCTGCCAATATATTTGACATTTGTCAGTATGAAAAGGAGTTCAAGAAGATAAAATTCAAAAGCTTTCCAGTTGTTCCAGTCCTAAAGTTGGAGAATAAAAAAGTGCTGGAAATAGGAACTAAGTTTTTCTTTGTTGACAAATCAAACAACCCGATCAACATTGACCCAAAAGTGAACTTGAAATCTCCTACTGTGGCTCGGCTTTCTGTAAGGTTGTCTGGTGACTGCAAAATCAACCAGGTTTCTATGTCATCTCCTTATCAAATCAAATTAAGGTCTGAAGAAAACATAGGAATTTTGATAAAGAATGTGAAAAGCTCTAAATCCGGTAATATAAAATCTATTGCTGGTGACACAACAATAAACTTCAAACCTGAAGAACTAGATGGCAATCATTTTTTACTTTGTGGTGATAAATCTAGCCTGATCGCTAAAGTAGACATACCTGTGAGAAACTGTGTTTCAAAATATTCAGATGAACCCAAAAAGATTTTCTTCTGCACAAACTTTTCTTACTTCAAATGGATTTTTGTGTTTTTGATGGTTGCATTTCCCATATCATGGTTTATCTGGAAAACTAAAGATGCTTTAAGCATCTGGTATGATGTGATCGGTATTTTGACATATCCAATTCTCTGGACACTCAACTGGTTGTGGCCATATTTCCCATTAAAATGCAGGATCTGCGGATGCTTTTCGTTTTTAACTCACTCTTGCACAGAAAAATGTGTTTGTAATCAAGACAAAGCATCTAAAGATCATACCGATGAATGCTATCTTTTTACTAAAGACAAAGAAGAATGGCGCAAACTGACTTTAATCCAACAGTTTCAGTTCATCATAAATACTAAATTGAGTACCAATTTCTTGGTGTTTGTGACTAAAATGATTTTAGCATCAATCCTTATTTCATACATACCATCTAGTATTGCACTCAAGCAACCCAATATATGTGTGGAAAAGTGCTATTATAACTTAAACTTAGATTCTTTGACAACAGACAAATTCGGGATGACAGATAACGGATATGAAACATGTGAATGCTCCATAGGAAATGTAATCACTGAGACAGTTTACAGATCTGGTGTACCGATGTCTAGAGCAACATCACTTAATGACTGTGTTTTAGGTTCAGATCTGTGTATGGTCAGCAACAATCAAGCTCAAAACTTATTTGCTTGCAGGAATGGTTGTAATTCATTATCATCCATAAAAAACATACCAGATACCAAATTCAACAAATTGTACAAAGGGCAGTCTTTCAAAGGCAACTTGACCAGCTTAAAGATAGCTAACAGATTGAGGGAAGGGTATATGGACAGCCCTACTGAATCAAAGATCTTAGAAGAAGAATCTGCCAAAGAATATAAATTTTATAAAAGCCTAAAGGTAGACGACATACCTCCTGAGAACTTATTACCTAGGCAATCTCTAGTGTTTTCCACTGAAGTAGATGGGAAATATAGATATCTTTTAGAGATGGATATTAAGTCTAACACGGGTTCAGTCTATCTACTTAACGATGATGCAACACATTCTCCTATGGAATTTATGATATATATCAAGAGTGTTGGTGTTGAGTATGATGTGAGGTATAAATATTCTACTGCAAAAATTGATACAACAGTATCTGATTATCTAGTAACATGCACAGGTAAGTGTGCAGATTGTATAAAACAGAAACCTAAAGTAGGAGTACTTGATTTCTGTGTCACTCCAACCTCTTGGTGGGGTTGTGAAGAACTCGGTTGTCTGGCAATAAATGAAGGCTCAATATGTGGTCACTGTACAAACATTTATGATCTATCAAGTTTGGTTAATATCTATCAAGTTGTTGAAAGCCATGTCACTGCAGAAGTTTGTGTAAAATCATTAGATGGATATTCTTGTAAAAAGCATTCAGACAGATCTCCCATACAAACAGATTATTATCAACTTGACATGTCAATTGATTTACACAATGATTACATGAGCACAGATAAGTTATTTGCTGTAACCAAACAACAAAAAATTCTCACAGGGAACATTGCCGATTTAGGGGATTTTGCAGGGTCATCATTTGGACATCCTCAAATCACTATAGATGGAATTCCTTTATCTGTTCCAGCAACTTTATCTCAAAATGATTTTACATGGAGCTGTAGTGCAGTAGGTGACAAGAAAGTTAATATTAAACAATGTGGACTTTACACATACAGTGCAATTTATGTTTTATCTCCATCAAAAGATGTGTCTCATTTGGATGAGAACAGCAACAAGCTATACATGGAGAAGGATTTCTTAGTTGGTAAGCTCAAAATGGTTGTTGATATGCCTAAAGAAATGTTCAAAAAGATCCCAACAAAACCTATCATTTCAGAAGCTAAAATGATCTGTTCAGGCTGTTCGCAGTGTGCTGTAGGTATTGATTGCAATATAACTTACACGTCTGATACTACATTCTCAGCAAGGTTGATGATGGATACTTGTTCATTCAAATCTGATCAATTAGGAACATTTCTAGGTCCAAATGAGAAATCCATCAAAGCTTACTGTTCTGAAGAGATAACAGACAAATCATTGAAATTGATCCCTGAAGACCAGGAAGAGCTTACAGTAGATATACAGGTGGATGAATTTACTCAAGTTGACCAAGATACTATAATACATTTTGATGACAAAAGTGCACACGATGAGAATAAGCACCACTCTGATACTTCTATTTCTAGCTTATGGGACTGGATTAAAGCACCTTTTAACTGGATAGCTTCCTTCTTTGGAAGCTTCTTTGATCTAGTTAGAATTATATTGGTTATCGTAGCTGCTTGTGTTGGTTTATATATTGTAAGTAGCATCTTCAAACTATCCAGAACATATTACGTGGACAAGAGAAGGCAAAAGTTAGAAGACGCTATAGAATCTGTTGAATCAAGTGTCCTCTTGGCTAATTATACAGGAATAGACCAAACCAGAAAGAGGAAATCTCCTCCTAAGGGCTATGACTTTTCTCTAGATATTTAATAATGCTTAAGCAAATATTTGTACAGTAAATCTTTATAAAACCCAAAAACAATATAAAATGAATAAAATCCAAAAAAAGGCTGAAAAGCCAAACTTGGCCTAAGCCTTATTTAGTTATATATATTTGTTTTTATTTTGGTTTTTCTCATTTTCTGTTTTGTTTTTGTTTTTGTTTATTTTCTTTTTTGTTTTGCTTGTTTTACAATAAACTGATACACACACATAGATAAATGCAGATTTTTCTTTTATCATTTTATTGATGCAAACAAACAAGAACTTGACTTGAATTTTATTTTTATTGTCTATTTGTAGAACACACACAGATTTAGATTTAAGCAATATTTAGGTATTCAAACATAAACAAACATTTAATCAACTTAAGCACAAAAGGTAGACAACCAAACAATATTATATTTCAAGAAGATTATCCATCTCAATATCAACATCTAGGCTCTCATCATCATTTTCAGCTTCTAATGCTAGCCTTTCAGCAGCTTTCTGCAGACTCTTAATTTGATTGGATATCTGTTTCCCACCGGTTCCTTTAGGTATCATTAATTTGCATGCTTCAATTAGAGCAGCAGATTGAATGACCTTGGCTCTGTTAATAGGAACTACATCACATGTGTTATTTTCGGCAGCTATAGGAGTATCGCAGAAGTTCTTGACCCATGAATACATGACTGAAGCAAAGCTGACTCCTTTGGCATATTTTTCATCACTAGTTAAATTGAGCTGCATGCATTGTTTTGGAGTATTTCTCTCTTTTGGGAATGACCAATTTAGATGAAAAATGAAACACATAGGATCCTTTAATGAGGCTTGTCTGCTGATGATTATCTTCTCCTCTTTAGTCATTTTGTTTGGGTCAATTAAGGAGGCTTTGACATTGTTCTTTGAATCAGGGATAGTTGGAACAACCCAGATTATAAGCCTTGATATATGCATATACCTCCTGTTGCTGTTCCATGTAGGCATTATGCTTATGGTAAAGCTAACTTTGTCATTCCCATTGCCCACAAGTGAATCATTTTTCCAGTTACTCAGATGAGTACTTTGCTCAACAACAAGCCTGGACAAAATATCATCAGAGGTGGCTTCCACAGCTGACTCGCTAGAGTAAGTGCCCAGGACACTGGAATCTCCACTAGAAACATACTGTTTCCCATTTAATGTTTTTGCTTTGTTCATTATAGCGCTGTCAACATCTTTCTTTGAAACATTTCTTGCCAAAATGCTTCTGTTGTTTTCCTTTTTAACTGCAGGCACTAGCTCTTTGTTTGAGCTGTTTGAAGGACGGAAAGATTCTAAAACGTTAGAAAAGCGAGACATTATTTCTTGTTTAGTATTTGATGATTTTATCTAGTAATTGGCGCACCGATTGCTCT